AGTCAACGCATGGCGCGTGATCTGATCGTGACACCCCAGGCCCCATGTCAGTGGGCCAAGGTCCTGGAGCCAACTGGCTACCCAGCCTTTGACGAGTCCAAGCCCAATGAATGGAGCATTCAGCTGGTCTTTGACCCTGCTGAGCGCGACCACGCTGAGTTCCTGGCCCTGGCTGAGGACCTGTTTGAGAAGAACCACCCCGGTGAAAAGAAAGGCCGCTACTGGTGGCCTGGCAACGAAGGGGAGGATGACGACAAAGGCAAGATGCTCATTCGCTTTAAGAGCGTTGCCCGTGTCTTTAAGGACGGCAAATCCGTCAAGCCCCCTCAAGTGCTGGACAAGGACAACAAGCCCTGGGATGCCGAGAAGCTGATTGGCAACGGCTCCATCGTTCGCGTTGCTTTCAACGTCTACGCATGGAAGAGCCCTGGCATTGGCGCTGGCATGACTTTCCAGCCCCAGTTTGTGCAAGTGGTGAAGCACACCCCCTACACCGCTAAAGACGGCGGCACTGTTGGCGGCAATCCGTTCTCCACTACGTCCAGCCCGTTTAATTGATGAACCACTACGACTTGGACTATGAATCTGCAGTTGCCTTTCGGCGGGAAATCATCAGAAGGTTGGAGGAACGCTTGGAAAAGATACGAGCCCTCAACAACGAATCCAAGCGGCACCGGAGGCAAAACGGTGACCCAGCTTCGTGAAATCTGGATTCCATTTAGACCCATGAGTAAAGACCGCCCACGCTTTGGCAAGGGTCGGCCTTACATGAACAGTGTCTACACCGAATGGAAGAAAAACGTTCGGGCTTACCTCACTGAATGGTGGACTGAGCCACCGCTAGAAAGCGTCAACTGTTTGATCGCTCACTTCTATGGCCCAGCCAGAGGTGATCTTGATAATCGTGTTGGCTCAGTGCTGGATGTATTGGTGGAATCAAAGATCATCAAGGATGACAACGTTGGTGTCATTCCTTGCCTTGTCACCAAGCACATCAAAACATCCGCCAAGGAAGCACGCATTTATTTGATGATCCTTTGGGATGAACCTCAATGATCGCTTGTCCGCATTGCGGCTACCTTGATAGCCGCGTCAAAGAAACCAAGGTCAAGAAGCAAGATGACTGCGTTGTTCGGTATCGCACCTGCAAACGCTGTCACGCTGACTTCCCCACCCATGAACGCACCGTGAGCTTCATCAAGGCCAGCGGCTGGGTGCCGTCAGAGGGGTTCATGGAGGACGATGAGTGAAGGTTTCATTTGTCATCAGCCTTGTCCCGATTGTGATTCTTCTGATGCTTGTGCGGTCTATGAAGACCACACCTACTGCTTCAGCTGCCAAACATTCAGGCCACGCAAAGACACAGATCCCAGACCGGAAAGGAGTCGATTACACCCTATTCGGCCCATGAGGGACTTCTTCTTCAGGCCATGGGATAAGCCATTCCGTGCTCTGACACCTGAGGTGTTAGATCGCTATGGCATCAGGCGAGAAGGTGACACCATCGCCTTTGAGTACCGCGATTCAGAAGGTCAGATCATTGCTCGCAAGTTCCGCAAGGAAGACAAGAGCAAGATGTGGTGGGAGGGGGATGTCAAAGGCATCACCTGCTTTGGCCTGCACCTAGCCAACCCACAGCACCATCGTGGTGTTGCCATCTGCGAAGGGGAATTGGATGCTCCATCCATCACCCTGGCCATGAAGGGGCGTGTCATTGGGGTGTCAGTACCCAATGGCGCACAGGGTGCCGCCACGTTTGTACGCCAGCACCTTGATGAGTTCCAGCAGTTCGCTCACATCTATGTCGCTACTGACATGGATGAACCCGGCGAAAAAGCTGCTAAGGAATTGATGCAGCTGTTCCCCTCGGGGAAGGTGCGTCGCGTCATCTTTCCCAAGAAGGATGCCAATGAGGTGCTGCAAGACATGGGCGCCAATGCCCTTTACGAAGCGGTCACTGCAGCCAAAGAGATCAGACCCGATGGGATCAAGTCGTCTAAAGACTTCCAAGGGCTGGTGCTACGCGCACCACAACGCACCGCTACTGACTGTGCCTTCAGCTTCTGGAATCGCCTTACCCCTTTCTATGACAACCAACTGGTGGTCATCGTGGCGGGTAGCGGTGTCGGTAAAACCACCTTCGCCAGGGCATTAGCACTGGGGTTGATGGAAAAGGACAAGCGTGTGGGTTGGATTGGCCTGGAAGAGACCGTGGAAGAGGCTGTCTTCCGCTTTGTTGGCATGGCTGCTGGCATCCAGCTTCACGCCAGACAAAGCTACGCAGGTCTCAGTGAAGAGCAGATGCTTCGCATCGCTCAGGCAGATCGCTTCGTCACCCATAGCGATCGGCTGGAACTGTTCGATCACTTCGGTTCATTGGATGAGGACTCAATCCTCAACCGCATGGACTACATGGTTCGCTCCTTGGGGTGTGAGTTCCTGTTCTTGGATCACCTGACCATCTTGGGTTCAGGTCTGGCGCAAGACACCAGGCATCTTGATGCCATGGTGACTCGCATTAGATCGTTCATTGCTGCCACGAAATGCACCGTGGTGGCCATTAACCACCTGAATCGCGGCTCCAGTCAAACCAAGAACATGGAAGACGGTGGGGTCCCTGAGTTGCATGACATCAGGGGCAGCCATTCCATCGTCCAGTTAGCAGACACGATCTGGGCTCTGGGCCGCAAGCGCGGCACACAGATGACTCATTCGTATTGCCTCAAGAACCGGATGCTTGGACGCTGTGGCTACAGCGGTTCATTCATCTTTGATGAACACACCCAGAACATGGAGCAGAAATGGGAGGAACCGGGAATGCTCCTGTGAGCTGGGATCAGCTCAGCAAAGGGCAAGCCATTTACTTCTACACAGCCGATGGCTGGAAGAAGGGCACCATCATTAGCGTCAACCCACAAAGCTGCAGCATCCTTTGGAGCATTGGCAGCACCGAAAAAACCACCACTTGCTATGACTTACGAAACCTCAAAACAGAACGATGATGACCGTCAGATCGACGTGAACATCGGCACCTGCAAGCGTCTCCTGATTGATGCCTACAAGCGTTATAACGAAGCCATGAAAGATGGTGCGCACCATGTCGCCTCCTACTGGGATGGCTACATCCGTGGCATCCAGCACGTCTTGGAGGCTGATGGGCAATGAGACAACGCAGCACCTCAGTCATCCCCAAGGACCTGCTGGGGGCTGAACCCAACCTTGGAGAAGGAATCTCCAGACCACCTGCCAGGGCAAGGACTAAACCCTATTCCCTGGTGGTGGTCCACCCCAAAAGCAAACCCATGAAGGTGATTCTGAATGCCCCCAGCAAACGAGAAGCCCTTGTCTACGCCCGCAACCGATGGCCCGATGCAGCCATCACCTTCTTGCCCTCAGCTGCTTGAACGCTTGCTGGAGCTGTACTGGTCATTTGATGCCTATGGCATCTCTGATGAACGGCGGATGCGTGCTGTGCTCATTGAACTCAGCAATGTGATCCGCACCTGGGCGCCAGACCCCGGCCAAGCACGCATCTGCTACTTGGCCATCAATGAAATTGCTGATCGCCTTGTCCGAGAGTGTGAGCCCCAATGACCCGTACCCTCATTGATGCTGATTACTACCTGTACCGCAGTGCTACGGCCAATGAGTACGAGGTTGAAATCTCCCCAGACATTTGGACCTACCTAGTACGAATTGATCAGGCCAAAGCTGACTTCACTGATCTCATGGCTGGGTTTGAGTCCCTGGTCAACAACGGGGAGATCGTGCTTTGCCTAGGAGACCGCACCAACTTCCGCTATGCCGTCTTCCCTGATTACAAGGCCAGCCGGAGGAAGTACCGCAGACCAGCAGGGCTTAATGCCATCCGTGAATGGGCATCACAAACCTGGCCCACCATCGTGCTGCCCAATACAGAGGGCGATGATGTCATTGGTGTCTCCGCTGGACCTGATGACGTAATCGTCTCCAACGACAAGGACCTCAGAACCATCCCAGGTCGGCACCTTGACGGTGAATTGGTGGTTGAGGTGACCCAATGGGAGGCTGACTTCACCTTCTACACCCAGGTGCTGACAGGTGATGCAACAGATGGATACCCAGGTTGCAAGGGGACTGGCCCTGTCGCTGCACGCAAGGCGCTCAATGGCTGCCAGTCAGAGCCCGAAATGTGGCTTGCTGTCTTGCAGGCGTACATCAAGGCTGGTCACACCGTTGATTTTGCTGTTCGCATGGCCCGTTGTGCTCGCATCCTTCGGCCAGGAGAATACGACCACAACAAAAAAACCCCGGTCCTTTGGTGCCCACCAGCATGATGTCCGACTTGACCTTTACCCCTGAACGCTGGGCTGAGTTCTGGAAGTTCTTCCGGGCTGAACCACAACAGCTCAAGGCCATTGAAATCCTCCGCCAACACATCCTGGAATCAGATCCAGCACTGCTCACTGAAGCTGCTGTCTGGGC